AAGGACTTCTTTGATATACTGCGTTACTTGCGTATGTCCAATGGAGGAATGGGACCTGATTACTTTACATCAAACGATATGCACGCCACGAACCGTGGCAAAGGAGGATACTAATGGCTAAGAAAAAACTAATACAGATAGCAAAGGAACAAGAAGTTGAATTTGAAGAAGCTATGCAGATAGCTCAAGAAAAACTTCCAGAGGGCAGCTTAACAGGCAAGGGTAAGAATACTTGGGTAACAGAGGAAGGCACAGCTATTCTTGAGGAGTCCTTTATGATTACTGAAATCATCCCCAAGCACTTCAAGGGAATTGTTCTAAATGATTGTCCTAACCCAAAGTACGTAAGTGTACTGCACCCAGAGGAACGTAAGCGTGTCAATGTTTTGGTTCCACGTAAATGGCAGGGTAAGTTAGTAAAGAAGGAAATTACTTTCGAAGCTATTGAGGATGTGAACGGAGCAAGCTACCGATATGTTGGAAAGCGATAAACTAACATTGGACCGTGATTGGTGCAGGGAACAAAGCGATAGATTTGCCTCATGGGAGATGTTTCGGCGTACAGTTACGCATGAAACTTCTGTGCCAATGAATAATGGTGAACTATGTGATACAATAGGCGTATCATCGAGTTATACTATCCGATTACTCAAATCACTACAAAAACGCTTAGAAATTAAAGATGCTGAATGATTCAATTTCCGAATCGCTAACTTACGTTGGTGATGAACCCGATATCAAGACACTACGTTACGCTTATGACCAAACCGTAACTGAACTTGAATCCTACTTTGACCTGTGCCGTACATCATACGATGACCGCCGTAACTGGTGGGCTGGCAAAAGCCGTGACCACCGAAAGCATGGTGCTGACGCATTTCCTTGGGAAGGTGCATCCGATATGGAGTGCCACCTTATTGACGAGCGTATTACTCGTCTAGTATCTTTATTTATGGCTTCACTCAAAAGAGCGAATGTCCGTGCCTTCCCCGTGGAAAGCAATGACATTGCGAGAAGCCGTCTCGTGTCAGGATTCCTGAAGTGGATGGTATCATCTGGATACATTCCTCGATTCTACCGCGAGATGGAACTTGGAGCTAACTATTTGCTTGAGCGAGGCATACTGATTACTTATGTCGGATGGCAGCGTGAGGACAGACGATTCCTACAAGAACTGGACATAAATCAGATTGCACAAGTCAGCCCAGAAGTAGCCTTAGCTATACAAGAGGGCGAGGATGACGAAGAACTAACAGCCTTGCTACAAGCAACATTTGAAGGCACTACAAAGAAACGTGCTAAAAAAGCACTCAAGGATTTACGCAAGAATGGTCTAGCTGAGTTGCCAGTTGTACGCCGTCAGGTCAATGCACCCGATGTCAAGACACTTGCACCCGATGGTGATTTCTTCTTCCCTCCTTATGTTACTGACCCACAGCGAGCACCTTACTGCTTCTGGAAGACTTACTATACTCCACAGGAGTTAGAAAACAAAGTTGTTACTGATGGCTGGGACGAGGACTTCGTTGATTATGTTATTTCAAAATATCGTGGCGTTAACATTGATAGCATTGAGCGTGAGCAAGAAGGTCGCCGCAGTCTCAGCCTTACTGATAATGCTTACGAAGCTGAAGAACTAATTGAAATCTGTTACGGATACCAACGCCTAATTGACCAAGAGGATGGTGCTGAAGGCATTTACTGCACAGTATTCCACCGTGACTTTGATGGCAATGAAATGGTACAGGGTTATGCCAAGTTTGAATTACTGAACGGATACGAGGATTATCCTGTTGTCGTGACTAAGTTATCAGAGGATAGCAAGCGTCTTTACGACACCATGACTATTCCCTCAGTTCTTCGTGGCATTCAGAACCAAGTAAAGGTTGAGCGTGATTCACGTGTTGACCGCAATAGCCTAGCTACTTTACCCCCGATTCTGCATCCAGTTGGACAGGCTCCTACTGATTGGGGTCCAGGACGAATGATTCCGTATCGCCGTAAGGGTGACTTGGACTTTGCTCCTACTCCTCCATCTCCTACTGGTTCGGTTGAAATGGAAAGCACATTGACTAATCTAGCTGACAAGCTTGTTGGTCTTGATAATTCACAAATCAGCGAAATACGTAAACAGTTCTTAGTTGACAAGTTCCTTAGCCACACAGCAGAGGTTCTACGTATGGCGTTCAAATGCTTCCAACGCTTTGGACCCGATGAAGTATTCTTCCGTGTAACGGGTATCCCTGATGCCCAGTTAATGGACAAGGGTAATCCTGATGAAAGTTTTGACATTATGATTAACTTCGATGTCCAAAACAATGACCCAGAAACAGTTGAAAAGAAACTCCAACAGTTCGTACAACTTAACTCACTTAATGCAAATGGTAGACTTAATGTTGACGCTCTTCTGGACGTTGCCGCTGCGTCTATTGACCCTGTTATGGCTGATGCAATTCTTCAGCCTGTTGAGGATGCACAGCAGCAGATTATAAAGGATGTAACTGATGACCTTGCCAAGATTTACTCAGGCATAGAAATGCCAGCTAGACCAGCAGGAGCACAGATTGCACTTCAAGCTATTCAGCAGTACGCTCAACAGCCTGACGTTGCACAACGTCTACAGACTGATGAAGCCTTTGCAGCACGTATGCAAAAGTACATTGGTCAGTACACGTTCCAGATGCAACAAGCACAGAATGCTCAGATTGGTCGTGTAGGTACACAGCCTGCACAAATGGGTGATATTCAAACACAGAATCTATAATGCCACTAAAAAGAATCTTTCCAGGAACTTATCCAGAGGTAAAAAATCCAGACGGAACAGTTAGCAATATAAAAACAACTGTTGTTGGTATGGACGACTTTCAATATGTCTTGCCAACAATGCGTGCTGGAATGAAAATGACAACTAATCAAGCCATTGAAAGTGCTAAAAGATTTGGGTTGGATAGATTTCCAAAATTTAAAGATAAACAAGAAGCCACTAACTACTCTAAATTTTTAAGTGGCAAGGTTGATAAATACGGATTTTTATTACAATGATACCTGATATGCCACCAGCAAATATTTCTCAAGCAGAACAAGCTAAACGAGCAGAGGATGCTATGTTTAAGAATGAACTCTTTGAGAGAACTAAACTAAACGAAGGATACAGGGAAAGCGTATACAAGGACTCCAAGGGTAATCCAACAATTGGTATTGGTTTTAATTTAAATGATGCAGATAACCTGCGTTACTTAAAAGAAAGAGGAGTAAATGCTGAAGCCTTAATATCTGGCAAAGAAGCACTAACTCCAAGTGGAGTAAAACAGCTTTATGTGTTCAGTATGAACAAGGCGTACAATGATGCATTAAAGTTTGACCCTGACTTAGCATCACGACCAAGAGCTGCCCAAGCCGCAATACTTGATATGTCCTTCAACTTAGGTCTCACAAAACTAAATAAGTTTGTTGAAATGAAGAAAGCACTTCAAGCAAATGACTATCAAAAAGCTGCGGATGAAATGGTTGATAGCAATTGGTTCAAACAGGTAAAGACACGTGGACCACGTATGGTTGATATAATGCGTTCCGCATCAAAGTAATTTATGAATATCCAAGACGATATAGAGAAGCTACACGACTACGAAGCGTTCGCTCGCTTCATTAAAATGATTCACGAACTACGTGAGGAGACAATACAAGAACTCCATGAAGCTCCAACTGAGCAGATACAGCAAGTGTCAGGACGTATTATTACGTATGACCAAATCATACAGATGGCTGGTTTCGATAAGTTGAAAAAGGTTTACACAGATTATATGTAACACCCTATGTTATAATCCGTTCATCGGCATCGCTCGCCGTTAATGAGTGGACAAATTATGACAGACGAAATCGAAACAGGAGACGCTGAACCTGTAGAAAACACAGTGGACAATACTAATATATCCGTCACGGATTTTGCTAATCGGAGACTTGGCGAACTTAACTCAAGGGCTGAACAGCCAGAAGAGTTAGTTCAAGAAGGGGAAGAGGAGCCAGAGACTGAGGAAGTAGCCGAGGAGGAAGTTGAGGAATCAACTGAAGTCCAAGAGGAAACTGAAGAATCTGAGGAAACTGAATCCGAAGATGTTCTTTCACAGTTGGACCTGGACGAAATGTCCGAGGAGGATTTGCGTGAACTATCTGAAAAGCTAGGGAGCCGTGCAGTAGCTCGATTCGGTGAATTGACTGCTAAACGTAAAGCTGCCGAAGCACAAATAAAACAGTTAGAAGCCAAACTTCAAGAGAAGCCTGACCCATTAAAGACACGAAAAGTCGAAAACAATCCGTACAGTAGCCTTGATTCTATCGAAGCGTTACAGAATAAAGCGGAGGAAGTCGATGGTGTTGTTGAATGGGCTGAGGACCTTTTGTTTGAAAGTGATGGCTTTAGTGCAGAAGACATAGTAACCGAGATTGAAGGCAAGGAGTGGACAAAGAAGGATGTGCGACAGGCTTTATTAAAAGCACGTAAGGCACAGAAAACTTTTCTCCCTGACCAGCTAAGTAAAGTTCAAGCACAAATTGAAGGGGAACAGCTTGCTGGTTCCTTTGGAGAACGTGCTAAAAAGGAACTGGACTGGCTTGATGGTGAGGACAACGACTTGCGTAAACAATACGAAGCCATCGTTGGAGATGACCGCATGAAGGAGATTAAAAAAGTCTTCAAGCGTGAAGCCCCAGAACTTGGTGCTCAACTCGATTACTGGTTTGCTCATGCTACTAATAGTATCTACGGACGTAAGCCTGTAGCAACTACTAAGAAGTCACCAGCACTCAATCCCCCTAAGACAGGTAATCCATCCGCTGCTCAATCTGAAAAGAGTACAGGAAGAACTGCCAAGGCTCTAAAAGAATTAGAAGCCAGGTTTAAATCGACTGGTAGTGCAAACGATTTCGCCGCCTTACGAAAACTTAAAATGGCTTCACGCCGTTAACTAAACAATAACTCATTAATAATAACTTATAATGTCATTCTCAAATACATTCGACACCACCAATACTGGTTCTGGTGTTTCCAATCGGGAAGACTTGACTGATGTCTTGACTATCCTTGCTCCTGAAGAGACTCCTATTCTCTCTTCAGCTAACAAACAACGTGCTACTGCTACTAACGTAGAGTGGACTGTTGATTCGCTAAGTGCTCCAAGTACTGCTGGTATCTCTGAAGGTGCTGACGTAACTGCATTCACTGACCAATTCGCTGGTCGTGCTCGCCTTGGTAACCGCATCCAGAAGTTCCGCCGTGACTACATGGTATCCGACCTCCAAGAGGCTGTTGATTCCGTTGGTCCTGCTAAGATTGCTCAAGCAGAAGCTAAAGCTATCCGTGAACTAAAACGTGACGTTGAAGCTACTATCGCTGGTACACAAGACAGTGCTACTGAAGATGGTGCTGGTACAGCTAACCGCCTTCGTGGACTTGGTGACTGGCTTGACGGTGCTGCTGGTGGCGTTCCTGCTACCTTCCAGACTCCTGGTGGAAGCATTAACCCAACAGGTACTAACTTCACAGAATCAGTATTCAACACAATGATTAGTTCAATCTTCCGTGTTACTGGTTCTACTAACAACCTTATGCTTGTTGCTGATACTGCTCTTCGTAGCACTATTGCTGACTTCGCTCGTACAACTGCTTCCGCTACTGACAATGTTCGTAGCGTAAACTATGACGGCAACAGCGGTTCAATCAAACTATCCGTTGACTTATATGAGTCAGACCACGGTGTTGTTTCAATTGTAAACGGTAATCCTGATTGTATGCCAGCCGTTACTGGTGGTCTTGCAAATGGTGCTGGTTATATTGTAAACCCAGAATACTACGGTGTTCACGAGCTTATCCCAATGGGAAGCACTCGCCTTCCAAATCTTGGTGGCGGTGAGCGTGGATTCGTTGACTGTGCACTCACACTTGGCGTGTACCACCCTGGTGCCCACGGCTACGTCCAAGCAATTAGCTAACCCCTAACTAAG